CAGCGGGCGAGACCGGCACCGGCCATCACCCCCGTCACGGTGTCAGAACGCCCCGTCAGGGCCGTCAGCGTCCGTCAGGCCGGCCCCGCCGATGCCGAGCATGGCCGGGTCGGCCATGGGCGGCGGCACGGCTTCGGAGTTGATCGCGGCGACTTCGGCGGCCACGCGGTCGTCGTCCCAGTCCGGGTTGACGATCCGCACGCGGGTCGCGGTGGACGCGGCGTGCGCCTGGTCGAGGGCGAGTGCGGTCTGGGCGAGGTCGAGCGGGGACTCCGAGATGGAGTCCTGCCATTCGATCCGGGGACGCTCCGGCGCCACGCGGGAGTTGAAGAGATAGCCGGCCTCGACGGCGAGGAGTGCTTCGATGGCGTCCGCCAGGCCCGGCGTCCAGTACTCGATTTTCCGGCCGCGAGTGGTCAGGGTGCGGGCCTGGCGGGCGCGGACCTCGGTCGCGGTCATCGCGGAGCCGTCCGGCTCGCCGAACGTCGCCGTGGAGTAGCCGGCCATGCGGATCGCCTGCTCCACCAGCGCGTCGGCGGTGGCCTTGTGCTCGTCGTGCCGGATCTTGAACTGGTTGAGCGTCAGCCCATTACCGCTGGTCGGCGGCATGTTCAGCTCGCTATAGGCCTCGCGGTCCGAATCCCACGTGGAGCCCTTGCCTGCGCCGTTGCTGGTCAGGTACTGGGACGGGACGATGATCCGGGCCTTGGCAACGCGGATGTCCCGCATCCACGACGAGTAGACCTCGTCGAGGGCGTCGAGCAGGCCCTCGATGCCCTGGTAGTCGGAGACGCCCCAGTAGGCGGCGGACGGGATGTCGCGCCAGGCCTTGGCGGGGCGCATGTTGGGGATGTAGGCGACGGTCAGGTGGTCGGGGGCGCCGGTCTCGATGCCGCCCTGGGCGTTGACCTGCTTGGCGAAGACGGCGGTGGTCGGGTCCTCGGTCAGCGGGATGCGCCGGCCGAGGGTGTCGGCGGTGCCGTCGTAGAGGCCGTGGTAGATCACGCCCTTCTCGTGGCGCTCCAGGTGCCGCACGGCGCGCTGGCCGTCCGCCATCACGACGGTCCAGAAGGTGGCAGCCACGAGGACGCCATAGCGGAACTCGGGGATGCCGCAGTCGCCGGCGACCGAGCTCAGCCACGGCCCGGGGCGCACTTCGAGGTCCCAGACGGTGCGCAGGTACACGCCGCCGAGCGCCGAGCCAACCTCGCCGGCCTCGACCAGGCTGGCCCGCAGCCCGTTGTCCACGAGCTGGTCGAGGCGCCCCTGCACCGCGCTGTCCTGGGCGGTGAGCTTGGGCGGCTCGGCGAACAGCAGGTCCGAGCTGGCGCGGGCGATGTCGCCGGCCAACGGCACGTGCAGCTTGGTGCGCTTCTCGCCGAGCGGCGTGGGCTGGCCCCACCACCACCTGGCCAGGCGCCCGGCGAACCCGCCGCGGTACTGGCTGGGGCGGTTCTGGTAGGTGCGGGTGCCGCGGTACAGGTACTGCTCGTAGAGGCGGTCGGAGTCGCCGGAGTACCAGGCGCCCCAGTCGCCGAGGGCGATGCGGACCTCGGGGGCGAGCGGCGGCCACTGCGACTGGTCGTCAGGCAGCGGCATCCGGGTCCCCCTTCGGGTCGATGCGGTCTGCGGCAGCACGCAGCAAGGCAGCCATGCGGGTCTTCAGTTCGTGTTCGGCGACCGTCATGACCGCGTCGCCGGCTGGCGAACTCAAGGTGAGCGCGGCCGGCACCTCCACGTCACCGATGTGCATCTCCTTCACGCCGAAGCGCAGGTAGACGGGCTCTGTGATCGGCTTCGGTGCGCTCACGCTGCCTCCTCCAGGTCGGGCCCGACAAGGTGGCGCCAGTTGTGGACGGTGGAGTGCAGCGCGTACCGCAGCGCGTCGACGGAGTGGTCGTTGGCCTTGATCGGCTTGTCCTCGCCCTTCGCCGCGGCCGTGTCGTCCCAGGCGTAGCCGGGGAGTTCGTCGAGCAGGCCGGCGCAGGAGCGGTGGACGGAGACGATGCCGGCGCCTAGCGCCATGGACACGGTGCGGATGCCGTCAAGGACGCCGTTGTCGGCCGGGGTGACGTTCTGCATGCCGTCGGCCCACAGCTGCGTCATGAATGACGCGGCAGACGGGTCGACGAGCACCCACTCCGGAGTTGCCCGCGTGTCGGCGATCCAGCCACGCAGCGCCTTGGAGTACTGGGCGTCGGTCAGCTGCCGGTGGGCGGCGCGGGAGTCGTGCCGGTACTCCGAGGTCACGTACAGGCGGTCGTCGACGCCCTGCCCGACCAGCAGGCCGACGAACGGGTTGACGGTGCCGTAGTCGACGCCGACGGCGTGCCAGCGGACGATCTGCGGCAGCAGGTCGACCACGTAGCGGGCCGGGTCCCACATGTCGTAGATCGAGCCCTCGGACTGCACCCACTCGCCGAGGATGAACCGCCGATACCACAGGCCGGTGTAGGTGGCCCTGAGGGCGGCGACGTACTCGGCATCGAGGGCGGGGTTGTCGTCGAGGGTGAAGTGCCATGATCCGAGGCGGGTTTCGGCTGGCCGGAGGAGGTAGTGCTTGCGGAACCAGTGCGCCGGGTTGTCCGGGTTAGTCGTGCAGAAGATCTTGGCGCCGGGGGCGGAGCAGCGGGCCACGAGCTGGTCGAAGAAGCTGCGCGGCAGGGTTGTGACCTCGTCGCAGTACGCTCCGGCGCAGGTCAATCCCCTGACCTTGGGCTCGGCTTGGGCGTCGTTGGCGCCGAGGACGTGCACGAGGCGGCCGAGCACGGTGCCGGTGGCCGCCCCGTTGGTGTAGTGGATCTGCGAGGCGAGCGGCCCGAAGAGGGCCGGGTTGGTCAGGACGGCGAAGACGTTGCGGTTGATGCTGTCCCGGGTCCTACCGACCATGACCAGCTCACCGCCGCGCGGGGCGGTGGCTACGTAGATCAGCCACGCCAGCAGGCTGGCGACGGTCTTCCCAGACCGGACCGAGCCCTCCCAGGCGTTGATCCGGTGCTGTGACTCGACGATGCTCGCGACCTGCTTGCGGGACAGCGGCAGGCGGATGTCACGGAGCATCACCCGCCCCCTCGCCGCTGCCCTCCTCGGACTGCTGCTCGCGGTACACCTCGGCCAGGCCTGCCATCAGCTGGCCCACCATGGACCGGGCGGCCTCAGCGCCGGAATCGTCGCGGGCCGGCTCCAGTTTCAGGCTGCGGTCGACGGCGAGACCGAGCGCGCCCATGAGGGCCCTCTTGTCGGCCGGTGGCGGCTCGGCGAGCAGGTGCTCCTCGTAGGTGTTGTCCCGGCCGCCGAACGCGTAGACGAGTGCGGGTTCCCAGAGTTGCTCGCGCAGGCGCTCGGCGTCCTCGGTTAGCTGCTCGGCGAGGAGCATGCGCCGGGCGGCCAGGTCCTGGCGGCGCGTCTCGGTCGCGACTGCGGTGGCCTCGGCCCGGACGAAGGTGAGGCCCAGCGTTCGGGCCATCTTGCTGATGGTCTCGCCGCTTCGGTCGAGGCGCCGGCCGATCTCGTTGCGGCTGCAGCCCTCGGCATGGAAGCGGCGGACCGCCTCGTAGTCGGCGTCGGTGATCGCGCGGCGGGGACCGTAGGTGCTGCCCGGCTTGCGGGCCATGGCCACCCCCCGGCTACTCGTCGATCGTCTTGATGCGCAGGGCGATATCGCTCTCGGCCCAGCGCAGGCCGACCTTCCTGATGATGTCGTCGGCGATCTGCGGCGGCAGCTCGGCGCGAAGCTCCTGGTAGAGCGCGCCGAGGCGCTTGGCCGTGGTGCGCCGCACGGGGGCCGGGGCCGGCTGCGCCGGTTGCTGCTCAGCCGGGGCGTCCTTATGCCGCATGCTGCCTCCGTGCCCTGTTGCGGGTGCGCTTCTCGGCGCGGGCGATGGTGAGCTGGGAGTAGAGCGGCCGGCCGTGCTCGTCGAGTCCGTCGGGGACGATGAGGCCGCGCAGCTTCCAGTTGCGGATAGTGATCGGGCTGACGCCGCACAGGTCGGCTGCCTCGGGGCCGGTGAGGAGGGTCTGCACGGGCACCTCCCGAAACGCCGAAGGGCCCGACCGGAGTCGGGCCCTTCGTGAAGTGGACGCAGTTGTACTGCTGGCAGCAGCGTCGCACAAGCAGCCGATCATGCGCAACCGATGACGGTCACCCCGCCTCCGGCGCCCACTCGGCCCGGTAGTCGGGGTGGTCGCGGTACGGCAGGGCGAGCAGGCGAAGGACTTCGTCGACTGCGTTGCACCAGCCTCCATCCCAGGTGAGGTCCGCCGCGGCTGGCTCCTCACGCCACAGGGCCACGACGCGTCGTTTAGCGTCGACCTCGGCCAGCACCCGCGCCGGATCGTGGCGGGCGATGTGGTCGGCGTCGGCCATGCTCTGCCGGTCGTCAGCTGGTCCCGTCGCAGCGATGCAGCCGGTGAACGGGTGCGGGGCGCCGTAGCCCACGAACTCGGCGCCCTGGGTGTGGTCGTACTGCTCGAATGCCTCGGGGCCGAGCCACAGCTTGCCCGGGTTGTGCCACCACGGGCCAGCAGTCGCCGCCCGGGCTGACTGCTCGTCTTCGTCGAGTCGGGCGCGCAAGAACGCCACCAGATCAGCACTCACTGGGCTCACCGACTACCGGGGCGAAGCCCGCGGTTCGCCTGGTACATCCGCTGCGCGACGCTGGCCTCGGTGTCGTTGAACGCACCGTGCAGCTGGAGCGTCTGCACAACGTAGAGCAGTGTGTCCTCCAGCTCGGCAACGCGCTGTTCAAGGTGCGCGATCCGTTCCTGGTCTGTCAGCTTCGCCATGCTGTTCATCCTCTCGCATTGGTGCCGCCCCGGGCAGGTGCCTGGGGCGGCGGGTTGGTTAGCGGTCGGCGGGGTGGCAGTGGTGGCCGGGCTCGGCCCACCACCCGCAGACGGGGCAGATGTAAGCGGCGAGCGGCCGCAGGGCGGCGATCAGACGGCGGAACACGGGGGCCTCCGGGAGGGGGTAGTGAGGTAGGTAGGGGTGGTGGGTAGAGGCACGCTGACCTGCGTGTCTACCTGCTACCCGGCAGCGGCGGAAGCGGTCGCGGGGAGGGGCTGTTCGGCGGCCGGGAGGTCGTCCCGGTGCACGCCCGGCCCGACCTGCCCGGCGACCTTGAGGGAGGCGCGGACGGGGATGCCGCGCCGCTGCAGCTGCCGGCCGAACTCGGCCGCGGTCACGCCGTCGGGGAGGCGCCGCTGCTCCTGAAGCCCCTTCAACGCCTCGCCGAGGTGGACGCCGTTGCGGTTGCCGATGAGGCGGCGCAGGTAGTCGACGAGCCCGGCGTAGATCTCGGCATCGTCGTGCTCCAGCTTCTCCTCGGCGGTTGGCTGCTCGGCCTCGGCCCCGGGCTTGCTGGCCCGCCATGCGCTGATGCACCAGGCGCAGGCGCCTCCGGCGAGCCACAGCGGCGAGGGGTGCGGGGTGTCGAGAACGGTGTAGCCGAGCCACAGGGTGGGCCCGCAGCGAATGCCGGTGGCGATCAGCCGTAGCTCGCCGTCCTGGTCGTGGGGGAAGAACGCACGGCCGAGACGGGCGGTGACGATCGCGGAGCCGTCCACGAACCGGCGCACCCGCCAGCCGGCCCTCACACCGCACCGCTCAGGGCGGCGCCGAGCCGGTTGGCGGCGGGGATCAGGATGTGCCCGGTGAGGCCGGCGGCGCCGGAGCAGAGGCCGAGGGTGATGCCGCACCAGATCCCGGCGAAGAGCTGGTGTCGGGCCTGCTTGGCGAGGGACTTGCGCAGGATGACGACCCCGGCGATCAGCAGCAGGGTGACGATCGTGCCGGCGGCGTTGAGTTGGGTGGCGGTGTGCCGGGTGATGTCGGCGGCGGCCTGTCCGGTGCCGCTGCTGATGGCCTTGTCGCCCAGGGTGTTGGAGAGGCCGAGCACCTTGCCCGCGATGAGGCCGATGATGCCTCCGGGGCAGGAGATGGCGAGCATGCCGATCGTCATCCCGCCGAGGAACGGCAGGTGCACGCGGATGTCGAACTTCTGCCCGGTCGGCGCGGCGGGCGCTTCGCCGCCGCCGAACCGGCCGCCGCTGCGGAGCTTGGTGCCGACGTGGGCCCAGGCGACGTGCAGGAACTCTCTCATCAGCAGGATCAGGCCGATGACGAGGCTGCCCATGGTCACGGGGACGTTCACGATGCTGCTCCGGTGAGGATGTTGAGGATGGGGGCGTGGGTGGCGGCGCAGGTGGCGGGGCCGGTGACGGCGACGGTCCAGACGAGGACTCGGGGAATCCACCAGTCGTGGGCGATGCCGTGTCGGTCGGCGTAGCGGGTGCGGTCGAGGCGCCATGCGGCGAGCAGCCCGAAGGCGGTGAGGCCGAGCGGGGCGAGCGGGCCTTCGCTGGTGGAGGCGGTGAGGGCGTGGGACCAGTGCGGGCCGGTGACGAGGACGGCGGCGGCGAGGGCGGTGCCGTTGTAGGCCGGGCGCAGGCGGACGAGCTCCATGTCAGGACTCCTGCCGGGCGCTGGCCGGGGCGGTGTAGTCGTCGCCGAAGTTCCGGACGATGTCGGGCTCGGCGGGCGGGGGCGTGTACTGGCGCGGGTCGTACTGGTCGGTCGGGGC